GGTTCATATATCTAGCATTACTTCATCTCCGTGAAGTCCTAGCCAGCTTAAAGCCCTGGCTATTTTTTTGGGCGAAAGCTATGCAAGTAACCCAAATCTATTCTAAAGGATAACTATATGCCGTACAACGAACAACAACATAAGCTCTTTGAAGCAGCAGCGCACTCCGCTGAAGTTGCCAAGCGTGTAGGTATCCCTCAAGACACAGCAGCAAAGATGGCATCAGAAGGTGTCAAGGGTAAGAAAAAAGACCCTAAAAAGCTTGCTAGTGCATTAATGAAAATGTAACAACAATTCAATAACTTAAATTTCGTAATATAGGTAAATCAAATGACTACAGCCAAGAACACTCGAGGCGGTCAAATTGGTAACCAAAACGCAGCTAAACCTAAACTTATCTCTGATGCTTTACGTAAGCATTTAGTACAGAATGGTGAGAAGGTAGAAAAGCTAGTAAAGGTTCTCATTGACAAAGCACTCGAAGGAGATATGAGCGCTATGCGAGAACTACTAGACCGATTAGAAGGCAAAGTAACTCAATCCGTAGAGCAGAACACTAACTTGACTGCTGACGTTGAGATATACGCATGGCAAGAATAGAGATACCGTATAAGCCACGTGATGCGTTTCAACCATTACACCAAAGCAAAAAGCGATGGGCAGTAGTTGTAGCTCACCGTAGAGCTGGTAAGACTGTAGCTTGCGTTAATCAGCTAATTAAAGAAGCGGTGATGACAAAGCGCAAAGACTTTAGAGGGGCATACATTGCTCCATTCTATAAACAGTCTAAAAGCGTGGCATGGGATTACTTCAAACAATTCACTAGAGTCATAAGCGGAATAGTCATCAATGAGTCAGAACTTCGTATCGACTTTAAGAACGGTGCAAGGATTCAGCTATTTGGTGCTGATAATGCCGATAGTCTGCGTGGCCTTTACTTTGATAGCATTATTTGTGATGAGTATGGCGATTGGAAATCTACTGTGTTTCAGTACGTTGTACGTCCTGCACTTGCTGACCGACAAGGTAAAGCAATTATCATTGGAACTCCAAAGGGGCGCAATCAGTTCTGGGAAGTCTTTGACAGAGCGAGTCATTCAGATGATTGGCTTGCGTTAAAGATAACTGTAGACGAATCAGGCATCTTACCTGCGTCAGAGGTTGCATCACTAAAGCAAGAGCTATCAGAAGATGCTTGGCGTCAGGAGATGGAATGTGACTTTGATGCTGCATTGCCAGGCGCAATATGGGGTCGTGAACTCTATCAAGCAGAACAAGATGGTCGCATCACAGGAGTTGAGTATGATGACTATGCAGATGTATATACTGCTTGGGATTTGGGCTATAGCGATGATACTGCTATTTGGTTCTACCAAGTTATCCACGGAGAAGTACACTTTATTGATTTCTATTCTGCTTCTGGTAAGTCTATTGAACATTATGCTGCTCAAGTCTTAAGTAAGCCTTACAGGTATAAGACGCACTTCCTACCACATGATGCGCGAGCAAAGACATTAGCTTCTGGTGGTAAATCAGTCATTGAAATGTTAGCCGAACACTTGAGCATAACTAAAATGGCAATCACTCCTAGCTTATCAATGCAAGATGGTATACAAGCCACTCGCATGATGATGCCTAGAGCATGGTTTGACAAAGAGCGTTGCCATGATGGCGTAGAAGCCCTCAAACAGTATCAACGTGAATGGGATGAGGATAAGAAAATGTTTAGGGATAAACCTAGACACGATTGGACTTCTCATGCTGCTGACTCTATGCGCTATGCTGCGATTAACTGGAAAGAAGAAGTTAAACCAGTCGTGGAAGATAAACCAATTAGAGGAATTAGCGTTGGTCAGACTGATGTCACATTGAATGAACTATGGGCTAGTCAGCCTAAACAAAAAATGAAAAGGATTTAAACATGTCAGGTATTGCATCTTATGTAGGTGGATATAAACAAATCACAGCAACAGGTAACGTATCACCTATCGGTTGTAAGCTATTGGGTATTCTAGTGTCATCATCATCAAGCGGCACAGTAACTATTTATGATTCAGCTACGACTACAACATCTACTAAAGTAGTAGACACAGTAACATTGACTGCTGGCACATGGCTTCCTATGCCTATTGGCTTTGCTTCAGGAGTTTACATTGTTGTTGGTGGCACATTGAGTGCAACAGTAGTTTACGCTTAAGGATAACTCATGGCTAAAGTATCAGAGGTGACATCAGAGGTACAAGAGTACCTTGACATGTTTAGCCAATACGACAAAGAGTTTGCTAAATGGGAAGGTCGTGTTGAGAAGATTCTCAAACGTTACCGTGATGACCGCACAACAACTACGGCTCAATCTCATTACAACATCTTGTGGGCTAACGTACAAACACTTAAAGCTGCTACTTTCAGCCGTATGCCACGTCCTGATGTATCACGTAGGTTCAAGGACAATGACCCTGTAGCTCGTGTAGCTGCTATGTTATTGGAACGTGCATTAGACTTTGAGATTACACATTCAGAGGACTTCCAACACTCACTAACTGCTTGCGTCTATGACCGCTTTTTGGGTGGTCGTGGTACAACATGGATTCGTTACGAGCCTGTGATTGAATCACAGCAATTCCAAGTATCAGAAGATGATGAAGCGACAGAGTCTGAAGGCGAATACCTAGACATCGAGCAAGCGCCTGTTGATTACGTGCATTGGCGTGACTTTGGTCATAGCTATGGTCGTACATGGCCTGACGTAAACTGTGTATGGCGTAGAGTCTACATGGATAGAGATGCTTTGAAAGAGCGCTTTCCTGAAGAACAGTTCGACATGCTATGGAAACAGATTCCATTAGATGCGTCACCTGACGAACCTCGCACAAAGATGACAGAAGGCACAGTAAAACAAGCCCTCATCTATGAAGTATGGTGTCGTGATAAGAAGTGCGTATATTGGATTAGCAAGTCAATGGGTAAAATCCTTGACAAGCGTGATGACCCTCTACAATTAGAGGAGTTCTTTCCATGCCCAGAGCCTATTTACTCTACATTGACTAACGAGTCATTAGTTCCTGTACCTGACTTCACGCTATATCAAGACCAAGCTAATGAATTAGACACGCTTGCTGACCGTATTAAGGGTTTAGTAGACGCAATGAAGGTTCGTGGCTTCTATGACGCTGCAAATGCTGATTTAGGCCGTCTATTTACTGAAGGTGATAACAATACGCTTATTCCTGTTAATAACTACGCTGCGTTTGCTGAAAAAGGTGGCATTGGTGGTTCAGTTCAGTTTGTAGACTTACAACCTATTGCTGCTGCTCTTAACATGGCTTATCAAGCGATGGGTCAAGTTAAGCAACAAATCTACGACATTACAGGTATCTCTGACATTATCCGTGGTGCATCTGTAGCTTCTGAAACAGCTACTGCTCAACAGATTAAAGGTCAATACGCTACATTACGTTTAAAGACATATCAAGACGAAGTAGCTCGCTTTGCCTCACAAATCTTGCGTATTAAAGCTCAAATTATCTGCCAACACTTCCAACCAGAGACAATCTACAAGATTGGTGGTGCTGCATTGTTAAGTCCAAATGACCAAGCAATGATTCCACAAGCGATGGCGTTGTTAAAAGACAATCCTATGCGTACATTCCGTGTAGAAGTTGCTACTGATTCAATGTTGTATGCTGATGAACAACAAGAAAAAGCTGACCGTGTAGAGTTTATGCAATCTACAAGCGCTTTTATCGAGAAAGCTATCCAAGGCGCTCAACAAGTTCCAGAATTAACACCGTTATTGATGGACTTATTGAAGTTTGGCGTTCAAGGCTTCCGTGTTGGTCGTACACTTGAAGGTGAGTTTGATACATTCGCTGATGCAGAGAAAGAAAAGCAAGCGCAAGCTCAAGCAAATCCTCAACCTAAACCTCCAACACCTGAAATGATGAGAGCGCAAGCTGAAGCTCAAAAAATGCAGATGGAAGCTCAACTTGAGCAAATGCGTATGCAACTTGAGAATCAGAAACTTGAGTTTGATAAGTGGAAAACACAGCTTGATAACGATACTAAAGTCGTTGTGGCTGAAATTGCATCTAAAACTGACCTACACCTTAAGTCACTTGATATTAATGCGTCTAAAGAGCAGGAAACGCTTACAGAGGTCACTCCTGATGGCATTGAACAACCAACTTCTGCATTGTCAGGCTTGGTCGAGGCAATTAATCAGAACTTGGGCATGATGGTCGCCACACAAGCTCAACATAATCAAGATTTAATGATGCAACAACAAGCTGCACATCAAAACTTGGTACAACAATTAACAAAGCCGAAGCAAGTCGTTCGTGGAGCTGATGGCAAAATCATAGGCGTTCAATAACATGGCATTAGTCCTAGCAGATAGAGTATTAGAATCGACTCCTGTCGCTGGCACGGGAGATGCGAATTTAGGTGGTGCTGTTACAGGTTATCAACCATTCTCAACTATTGGTAATGGTAATACAACTTACTACACAATCGTAGCAATTGATGACCAAGGTGCGCCTACAGGTGATTGGGAAGTAGGTATTGGTACTTATGTCACGGCAGGTAATAAGCTAACTCGTGATACTGTACTGTCATCATCTAATGGTGGCGCTAAAGTTTACTTTGCATCAGGCACAAAGCAAATCTTCCTAGACTTACCATCTGAAGAAGTGTTATTGACTGCTGGTAACGTATATGGTCCTACAAGCTCGACAAACAGTAACTTTGCATTGTTTGATGGTACAACAGGCAAGCTATTAAAAGATGCTGGCTATGGTGCTTCTGCATTCGCTACTGCTGCTCAAGGTGCTAAAGCTGATACTGCTGTTCAACCAGGCTCATTAGGTTCTGCTGCTTATTTAACTGCTGGTGCTGCTAACGGTGTTGCTACGCTTGACTCAAGCGCTAAAGTGCCTATCAGTCAGTTACCTGCTGCTGTATTAGGCGCATTAAGCTATCAAGGCACATGGAACGCATCGACTAACACACCTACATTGGTGTCTAGTGCTGGCACAAAAGGCTATTACTACGTTGTTAGCGTGGCTGGTACAACTAACCTTAATGGCATTACTGATTGGCAAATTGGTGACTGGGCTGTTTATGATGGCTCTGTATGGGAAAAGGTAGACAATACTGACCTTGTAACATCTGTAAATAGTAAAACAGGCGCTGTTGTACTAACGTATAGTGACGTTGGCGCTCAACCTGCTGGCACTTATGTAACTTCTGTAAGTGCTACAAGCCCTGTGACATCTACAGGCGGTACAACACCAACGATTGCTATGCCTGCTGCTACGACAAGCGTATCAGGATACCTCACCAGCACAGACTGGAATACCTTTAATGGTAAGGGGTCAGGCTCTGTTACTTCAATATCAGGCACAGGCACAATATCAGGTATTAGCTTAAGCGGTACAGTAACAACTACAGGTTCATTGACGCTTGGTGGCACATTAGACTTATCTAGCCCTCCTGTTATTGGTGGTACTACACCTAACACGATTACAGGCACTACAATCAATGCCAATACTAAATTCGTTGCTCCTGACTATTACGCTCAATCAATATTGGGTGGTAATTTACGTACATCAGGCGGCACAAGCTTACTTAATTGGGATGGCGGTGGAAGTGGCAATGTAACTGTTAATGGCGGTTTATTAGCTAATCCTGCTAACAAGAATGTAAGCCTTTCACCTACAGGTTCAGGCACAGTAACAATTAATCCTGCTACTGCTGGTACGTTTAACAATATGGTTATTGGTGGTACAACACCTTTAGCTGGCACGTTTACAAGCTTAACTGCAACAGGCACAACAACATTAGCTACATCACTAACAGGTTTAGCTAAACTAACATCAGGTGTTGTATCTACTGCAACAAGCGGTACAGATTATGCTCCTGCAACATCAGGCACATCTATTCTTTATGGTAACGGCGCTGGTGGGTTTAGCAACGTAACAATCGGTAGTGGTGTTTCTTTTGCTAGTGGTACGCTATCAGCAACAGGTTCAGGCGGTACAGTTACTTCTGTATCAGGCACATCACCTATTAGCTCTACAGGCGGCACAACACCAGCAATCAGCATTTCTCAAGCGACTACTTCTACTAGTGGTTATTTAAGTTCAACTGATTGGAATACATTTAATAATAAGCAACCAGCAGGAACTTATGTAACTGCGGTTACTGTTGTTTCAGCTAATGGCTTTACAGGTACATCAAATGGTGGTGCAACTCCAGCATTAACACTTGGCACAAGCATTACAGGATTGTTAAAAGGTAATGGAACTGCTATCTCTGCTGCAACTTCGGGAACTGATTATGCTCCAGCTACATCAGGGTCATCTATCCTATATGGTAATGGTGCAGGTGGTTTTAGTAATGTAACTGTAGGCTCTGGTTTAAGTTTTAGCACTGGTACTTTAAGTGCAACAAGTTCTATGGTTTATCCAGGCGCAGGTATTCCGAACTCAACAGGTTCAGCTTGGGGAACTTCTTACACTACAACAGGTTCAGGAACTGTTGTTGCTTTAGCTACGTCACCTACATTTGCAACATCTATTTTGGGTGATTTTAGCAATGCTACTTTAGCAAGCAGGACATTATTTAAAACATCTACAACCAATGCCGCAACAGGTATTTATGCAGTCCCTAACGGCACAAGCACAGCGGCTTCATGGCAAGCATCTAATGCAGCAGACCCAACCAATGCAAGCAAGATTTTAATTGCTACTAACGGATCTACAGACGTTCAATTAGTATCAGGCATCAATGGCACAGGCACATACCTGCCAATGGGGTTTTGGAATAATGGTGCGGAAAAAGCTAGATTATCAGTATCAGGTGGCTTCTCTGTAGGTACTACGACAGATGCTGGTTCTAATAATATATTAGCAGCAGGCTCTGTTAAAGGCGCATCATTAATTGCATCTGGAAGTACATCAGGAAGTGTAACAATACAAGCGCCTGCTGTAGCAGGCTCTACGACATTAACATTGCCAGCAACAACTGGAACTGTAATGGTAAATGGGCCAGCTTTTAGTGCTTATCAAAGTTCAGCACAAACTCCAGCAACAGGAACATGGACTAAATTAACCTTTACTACAAAAGATTTTGATACAAATTCAAATTTTGCAAGCTCAACATTTACGCCAACAGTCGCTGGCTATTATCAAGTAAATGCACAAGCTCAAGTAGGAGCTATACCATCAGGCATTTCGGTAAGCATATATAAAAATGGGGCGGTGTATAAAAGTGGAACTTATATTGTTACGTCAGCTGCTTACAACGCATCAATTGCGTCTATTTTAGTTTATTGCAATGGAACAACTGATTATATTGATGCTTATGTATATATAGGAACTTCTGGTGCATTAAATGCAGCACAATTTTCAGCAGCCATGGTAAGGAGTGCATAATGTTATACGATAAAATTAAACAACTATATCCAGAATTAACAGACATAGACTTCTTAACAACTATTCGCTTACAAAACGATAGCGATGGTCGTGGCGATTACATAGCTTATTGGGAACATCCGACATTAACTAAACCTACAAATGAGCAATTAGCAGAGGAGTAATAAATGTTTGGCTTTAATAGCTTTGCTAGTACGGCCTTTAACTCCCTCCTAAACAAAATATCCCGTCCGAATCCTAACGTATGGGGTTCAAAGGGTGGTATTGGCAAGAAAAAGAAAGAACATCTTAAGTTATCAGGTCGTGCAGAGATTAAAGAGTACCTTGCAAGCATATTTGCTGACCCTGTAGCGCAAGATTTAAAAGAAGAAGTAGCAGAATATGTAAAGCCATCTCAAGGCTTGTCAGTCAACTCAATTGATTACGGTAAGTTAGCTCAAAACGTAGAGCTAGTTCAGCGAATCATGCACCAAATTCAAGAAATGCAAAACGAACAGGAGGATGAAGCATTACTACTAATGCTCATGTAGCCATGGCAGCAATTAATGATATTACAGGCGATTCTATACAGACTCGCACTATAACAAAAGAGTTTCAAGACAATCACGAAAAAATCTTTGGTAAGAAAGAAAAGTCAGGTTCTAAACGCTGGATTCAAGACCCTGTCACTTTCAAGCTTGTACCTGCTGACGAATACTACGGTCCACGTGAAAACGCAGGTCCATATATTCAAGACGATGTAAAGCCTTATCAGTCAATGATTGATGGAAGCATGATTGAGGGCAAGCGTGACCATAGAGAACACTTAAAGCGTAACAACTGCATTGAAGCAGGTGATATGCCTATAAAGAATCCTGAACGTCCAAAGGATAACAGCTTGAAAGAGCGATTGATTTACGAAGTAATGGAACGCCACAGAGGTCAGTGGAAATAATTTAACAAGGAGCAATAAATGACAACAACAGTAAATTTAACTGGTAGTGGCACTCCAGGCTTAACGGCTGATGCTATTACAGGTTTTGTAACAATTGGCCAAACAGCATCAGGTTCTGCTCAAGGCTCACAAACAACACCTACAGACGTAAATGTGTACTCAACATCTACAGCTAACTATGGTCCTACATTGCCATCAACAGCACAATCTGGTGATAGCTATTTCGTTGCTAACAACACAGCTAACTCAATGAACGTATGGCCTCCAGTTGGCGGTGCAATTGGTACAGGTTCAGCAAATGCAGCATTAGCAGTTCCAGCAGGTAAAGCAGCAAAATTTGTATCAATCGGTTCAGGTAACTGGTTTGCAATCGTATCAGCTTAATTAATCAAAAGGAAGCAAAATGGAAAACAACCAGACTACTCTGGATGAACCAATTAGCCTTCGAGATACAATCGAAAATGCTATTGAATCAACAGAACCAGAAGTAACAGAAGAAACGACCTCACAGGAAGCGACAGAAAGCGTTAAAAGCGAACGACCAAGGGATGAGTCAGGGAAGTTTGCAAAAACCTCACAGCCGAGCGAGAAAAGCGTTACAGAGGCATCTGATGATAATTATGAGCAAGAAGAAGTAAAAGTTGAAACAAAACCTCGTCCTAGTTCATGGAAAAAGGATTATGAGGAACATTGGGGCAAATTAGACCCTACTTTGCAGGATTATATTCAGCAACGTGAAGCTGATTATGCAAAAGGTGTATCAACTTACAAAAACCAATGGGATATGGCAGCTCCAATCGTTGAAGCTATCCGTCCTTTTGAACAAACGCTAAAACAAAACAACATAGACCCTGCAAGATGGATTTCTCAATTAGGGAATGCACATTCGCAGTTAGTTTATGGTTCGCCAGAGCAAAAGCTTCAAATGTTTGCTCAATTAGCGAATGATTATGGTGTTAATTTAGGTCAATTGACAGGTCAAACAGGATATGACCCTCAATTCTCACAGTTAGCCCAAGAGTTAAATCAAATTAAGAATCAATGGACGAGCTTCCAATCTCAACAAGAGATGCAAGAGCAAGCCCAATTGCAGAATGAGATTGCATCTTTCAAAGATGACAAGCCTTATTTTGACGAAGTGCGTGAAACCATGGCTGGATTACTCCAAAGCGGAATGGCAAACGACCTTCAATCAGCTTATGACAAAGCTATCCGATTAAACGATGATGTATTCCAAAAAGTAAGTGCAACACATGCACAGAACTTTGGAGCAGCTCAACGAGAAAAGGTAGCACAAGCCAAAGCAAAGGTACTTTCACCTAAATCAACAACGCCTACAGCGTCAGCGACCAATGGTGGTAAGTCCGCAAGTTCCGCACGTGAAGCTATCATGCAAGCCATGGAGCAACACTCAAGCGGTTTAATCTGACAATAAATAAGGAGTGACATTATGGCATTTGCCAATTCAACCGTGTCAGACATTATTGCAACTACCATTCAAAGTCGTAGTGGCAAATTGGCTGACAACGTAACACTAAACAATGCGGTTCTAGACCGTTTACGCAAACGTGGTAACGTACGCCCATTCTCTGGCGGTAACGTGATTCTTGAAGAAATCATGTACAACGATACTAACACTAACAACACTAACTCATACAGCGGTTACGAGACATTGAACATTGCGCCTAACAGCCCAATTTCAGCAGCTCAATTCCCTATCGCTCAATACGCTAGTGCTGTTACTATCTCTGGCCTTGAAATGTTGCAAAACAGTTCAAAAGAAGCAATCATCGACTTGTTAGAAGGTCGTGTTCAAGTTGCTGAAGGTCAATTGCTTAACCGTATCCAAACTGACATCTACGGTGACGGTACTGGTAACGGTGGTAAAAACTTGACAGGCTTGGCTGCTGCTGTAGCTGATAGCCCATCAAGCGGTACTTATGGTGGTATTAACCGTGCTACATGGTCTTTCTGGCGTAACCAAGCGTTCTCTGGCGTGACTAACGGTGGTGCTGCTGTTTCTGCTGCTAACATTCAATCTTACATGACACAATTGGCTATCAAGCTAGTTCGTGGTCAAGATAAGGCTGACTTAATCGTAGCTGACAACAACTACTACTCACTATATGTAAACTCATTGCAAGCTATCCAACGTGTAACTTCTGCTGAAGAAGGCGCTGCTGGTTTCGCTTCATTGAAATTCTACGGTGGCGGTACATCTGCTGACGTTGTACTAGGT